AAGTAAGTAAATATGACATAACCAAATTAAGGCAATTAAGGCCGGATGTTTCCCCAATGATGATCTACATTCACGCTCTAGAACTCCGTGATTGTCGTTGTAGCCGCTGTTATAATAGGCGAACTCAAATGCGAATCGCTTGGGCACCCCGACATCGCCGCATTAGCGGCCTTTATTGCCCGAAATGCTGGGCCAAACGCACATTAACAAAGAAGAAGCCCATCGAGAAGCCTCCATTAAGCCGGGAGGAAATGATTTGGAGAAGGGCTGATGTGCTGCTAAAGACATTATTATCACAAAATGAAGAATTTATGACCAAACTGATTGACAAAGGCAAAAGGGAGTCTTATATAAAGGGGGATGTTGGTTAACATTTTAATAAAGGAGTTGCCGGATGGGACCAGTTCAGGGTAATCAATTTACTGTTGGCGAACTTAGACAGCAGACCTATGTTTTGGGATACAATACAACCGGCTTGGTAATGTCCGGCAATTTCGACAACCTAACAAGCGGAAACAACACAACATTCAACAACAGTGATATAACAATAAACGACAACAGCACAGGCACAATTACAATTACTGCAAATCTCTCCGTTGCTGGCGAATACCTCGCTCAGTTTCGGGGGGAGCCGAGTAATAACGCAAGCATTCAGTTCAGCCCGATCTACAGCTTCAGGGTAGTCAGCCCAATTCTTTAGGAGGAATATGAAATTTACTATAGAAGTAGAGATGAAAGATAGGTGGGTGTCTCACTTCAAGGCTATGTTAATTAGAATGCAGCATATGGGAGGATGGGGTTCTTCGAGGGTTTTAGGATTCTATTCAGATGGTGATGGAGATTTTCGCCCAATGTTTAAGTTTAAGGGAATAGAAAATGTTGTACCAGCATTACCTGTCTATGATGATAGTAGTTCAACCAAAGACACCATATGTGATGTTTTCTATGATGCTGGTTAATATTTTAAAGGTCTAATGTAAGGTCCTTGGAGGGTTTTTGACCGATAAAGTTATTAAGGATATATCTGAATCGCTGGGCGTTTCGATGAAGGAGTTGAAAGCTCAGGCGGAAGTGGAACTTGCCAGACGGAGACAGAGCGAGTTCCTGCTTTCGGAGCCTTACGCATTCCATAAGGATGTGCTGTGTGATCCTACCAAGATTGACTATTTACGACCATTTCATCAGGAGGGACTCGAATGGATCAACCGCAAAAGCGGGAAGCGATTAAAGCTCATCTTGTGGCCCAGAGGTCACTTGAAGAGTACTATCTTTACGCAGGGAGAGACGACACGGCGGCTTCTGAACAACCCGAATTTAAGGGCCTTTATCGCCTCTTCTACGAGCGACATGGCGAAGACATTCCTGTCAGCGATCAAGGGGTATCTGGCACATGAGAAGATTAAAGAACTTTATGGGGATGTGATTCCCACAACGAAGAGTGCTAAGTACTTTAAGAATAATGAATTTGAGCTGACGGTTCTGAGTAGGAATAATATAGCGTTGAGGGAGCCGAGTATAGCGGTGGCGGGACTGGAGGCAACACGGACATCGCAGCACTACGATTTGATTGTGTGCGATGATTTGGTGGTGGAGGAGAATGTTGGCAACTTTGATCAGATGGATAAGGTGTGGAGGATTTGGCAGACCTATTTGGATCTTTTGGAGCCTGATGGGGAAATGTGGGTTATTGGTACTCGTTATCACCCTCTTGATCTTTATGGTAGGATACTTACTGATTACGTTGACCCTCGCTGTTATGACGGTTATACAACCACTCACGTTGACGGTTGTAGTTGTGAGTTCGATGTGTCTGTTATGCAGCTTAGGGATGCTGATGGCGGTTATATTTTTGACTCGAAGTTTGATGATAAAATAGCGAAGCAGTTATTGAATATTAAGGGACAGAGGTTTTTTTCCTGTCAGTATGAGAATAATCCCAGTTCAGCGGATACAGTTTGGTTCGATCAGAAAGAGATTGATAATGCGTTGGTGAGTCGGGAGGAGATTGATGCGATCAGAAGTAAACTGGTTTGGTACATGGCGTGTGATCCTGCGGAATCTTTGGAGAGACGAAGCAGTTTTACTGCTGTTATCAACGTTGGGGTGGACCACAGTAGTGGGGTTTGGTATGTGGATTTTGCCAAGCAAGCTCGTGTGGATACCGGTGGTTTTATCAAGCTTATCTTTGATAGTCATAAACTTTGCAGACCGAACCGGTTTGGTATGGAGTTGGTTACGAGGAAAGCACTTGGATATGTGCTCAAGGATCGGATGGCGGATCTGGGCTACTATTTCTCCATCGAAGAAGTTAAACCCTCTCTCGGTAACAAGGCTAATGCGAAAGAGACAAGGATTAGGGGATTGAAGCCGCTGTTTGAGGCGGGGCGACTGAAGATCTGTGAGGATCTGAGGGACCTGCTCTCCATTCTGTATACTATTCCGGCTTCACCTACGTATGATTTGGCTGATTGTTTGAGTTTTATATTGCAGATGGTGCCCAAAGGTTTGGGGACTGACACTTTTGACAGAGCTGTGATGCCTCCCAAGGTGACACAGAATAAAGGATTGACTTATGGGACTAGAAGAAATTCCAGAACAGGACTTAATGGACAACAACAGAGAATTAAGTCAGGACTTGGGCACCGATTCAGACGAGTTTATTCCTCTTCACGATCTGTCAGATAAGCAGAAAGAGGATTTAATTGAACAACAACGCCAGCGTCTCGACAGCTCCACTAGATTTATGGAGACGCTTTATCCGCAGATGCTCGACAATTTTAAGAAGTATAGGAGCATCTCAGACCCAATCAAGGACGACCTTGGAAGAGAAATACTTGACGAACCGAACATCTTCGTGCCTTACCCCTACGGGATCGTGGAATCCGAATTGCCACGGCTTGCTGGAAAACTACCCCGTATACGTATTGCGCCCCGTAAAGACGTTGACAAAGCCGATGTCCAAAAAAGACAGAATTACCTCTATTATGTCTTTGATCGGATGAAGTTTTTGAGGACTCAGACCTTGTGGCACAGGCAGTTTGCCATTTATGGGTGGAGTCCCCTCTACTATTTTTGGCGTAATGAGTCAGGCAAGATTCTTACTAAGGAGACCGATCCGATTACGGGTGAAACTCGTCTCATTAAGAAGATGATTGCTGTGTATGACGATTTTTGGTGCAAGGTGATTGATTGCTTTGATTCTTTCTTGCAGCCCGGAGCGACCTCGCCTGAGAGTGGGGACTGGTTTATCTTTAGGGAACTCGTTTCTAAGCAGGATCTTAAGAAGCTGGCAGAGGATGGGGTCTTCTACCCGGAGGTGCTGGAATATTTGAAGGAAGGCAGCAACTTCAGTCGTAATGAGGATACCGGTCGAACCAGTAGGGACGATTTGGTGGGAAATAAGCGGGATGAACTCCCACACACTTGGGGGAAGTATGAGTTGTTCTGGTGTATCGAAGATGATAAAATCACCTGTATGCTGGGGGGTGATGTTCTCTGTATGGTGTCGGATAATCCGAATCCTTTGCAGAAGAAACCCGTCATTAACCTCAACCTCACAGAGCTTGTCTCTGAGCCAATTGGAATCTCTACCATCGAAGGACTTGGTGGATTACCTGACAAGCTTAACGCCCTCACAAATGCACGACTTAAGAATATTAGTTTACAACTCGGAAAGGTCTTCCTTGTCGATCAGAACGCTCAGGTTGATTGGGAAAATTTTGTAATGTCAGCCGGGAATTTGATTCCGGTAGCAGGAGGCGATCTTGAATCAGTTGCTAAGGAGCTTGAATTCTCAGATAATTCGCTCTCTTCAGAGCGTGAAGTACTTACGTCAAAAGAAGAGATGCAGTTCGCTAGCGGAACTTCCGATTATATTGTCGGAGTTAAGTCTGGAGCAAGAATGGCTGATACAGCTACAGGCGTTTCGACAATCGTGCAAGAGGCGAATGCGAGGTATGGACTTAAACAAGCAGCCTATGAAGCAGACGCTTTACGTGAGCTGGTGATTGCGGCGGATGCCTATGGTAAGGTTTACCTTACTGATGAGAAGCAGGTGTATGTGCTTGGGCCTGAAGGGTTTAATAGTCAGGCGATCACGCCGGAGGATTTGGCGTGGGAAGCTGACATTATTATTGAGCCGGGAAGTGTGGTTCCTACTGATCAGCTGAGCCGGAGGGAACAGTTGATTAATTTGGGTCAGATGATTATGCAGATGCCCGGAATTGTCAGGGTGGATAAGTATATGCAGCAGGTTCTTGAGTCACATGATTTTAGGAATGCGGACGAACTTATTATTCCTCAAGAGGAGAAGGTTGAAGGACAGGCGAAGGACTTTCACTTGGCGCAGGGAGAGAATGTCAGCCTTTCGATGGGTCAGCCGGTCACTTTGAGTGGGAATGACGAGATGCACTTGGCAATTCACTCGCAGATTGGGAATGAGGGGCTGAGTCCAGAGATTATGATGGTGATACAGGAGCATATCGCTCTGCATCAGGAACACTTTGCTGCGATGCAGGAAAGGCAGCAGATACAACAGCAAATGGGAGGAATGAATGTCGCTCAACCTAATCAAGCCCAGCAAGGCGGGGGTGAAACCCCCGGTGATGCCGGTGGACAAGGCACTCCGGCTCCAAACCCTGTTCAGGAGCAAGGGATGGGGGGCTTTTAAGGAAGTCTTGGATCAGCAGGAGCAGGGACTCTTTCTTCAGTTCAAAGCGGCAGTTAGCGGAGAAATGGAGAAGGCGGCTTTGGCCGCTGCCGAGTATAAAGGGGCGGCTGGAGTCATTGGAAGGTTAAGAACACTGGAGAAAATTGTTGAAGCCGTTTTAAATGAAGAAAATACGAAGA